ACTCTTACTCTGCCTAGTTTTTTGTTATAATAAAGAGCTCTATCTACTTTTCCTTTTTTGTTCCTAGACACGCATATGTACATATTTAGTCCTCCTATATCCCTAAATCTATTGTTGTATATCGCATATCAAACTGCATATTTTGGAACTTCATATCGCACGCATCAAAAATGGGTAAATTATTCACAGTATCATCAGCTAATGTTATTTGTATGTATATTTTATTTGTGCCTTTTAAATAATCATGGCACTTTTCAATAGACATAACATACTCTTGAAACGGCTTTATTACAGCTGAAAGATACTTCCTTTCGCTCTCCGTTAATATTGGCTCTTTATATTCTTGCTCTAATCGCTCCTTTAATCTTCTCGCCTTTTTTTCAATATATTCTTCCACTACATCATCACAATCATATATCATTATTAATTGTTCGAGTGTAATTAAAACATCTGCAATTTCTTCATATAGGTTTTCTTTAAGTTCTGGTGCGATGTTATTTTTATTTCTTTTTATTTTGCATATTGCTTTAATTAACTCCGATACTTCTTCTATAACCATATCCTGCTGGGCATCTTTTCCATACACAGCTATAGCTTTTTTTAAAATTTCTCTTAATTCTTCATAATCCATTATTAAACCCTCCATTCTTTGTATAACTCTATCCAATCGGATAGCTTCATTGTAACTAGCCACTCGCAGTTGTTCTTGCGGTGGAATACCGCAGGAAACTCGTCTGCTTTTCTATCACGTATTGCTTGCAGCATAGCGGTGTCTATGTTGAGCTTCTCCACACGTTTGCACTCGATATGTATATGTGGGAGTCCTACAACATCTGCATCTCCGTTTGCTCCACTGTACTGTTGCCCTCTACGACATTCGAATCCGTACTCCCGCAACTTTTTAGCTAACTCTCTCTCTCCTGCTGCTCCTTTGTTTCTTGAATTCATTTATCTACCTCCATCGAATCGCTATTATCGTAATAAAAAACAAAATCGTTTCTACGGCAATTACTTGCCATAATGGTATAATTCCCATTTGAATACTCCTTTCTCACATTCTGGGAAGTTATCCCAGAATACTGCACCTACAACGGGCATCCCCCTTACCATCATTCCTTTTAGGTGCTTTTTGTTGTGCTTACAATTCATATCCCAACATATTTTTCTACAGTATGTATGATCTAACATTGTAGTATCTCCTTCAAATCTTTTAACTTTTTTATGTGTGGATAAACCATTTATGCAAAGCCTGTACCTTTTTCATAAAGTACCCAATGATTTTTTCCCTGTCTTTGATAATGTCTTTCACTTAAAGGTGCAACCAAATGTATTCTCCAATCATTATCCTCGTCTTTTAAAGCTTCTAATTCAGCATCTTCCAATGTCCATAAATCTTCTTCGTTTTTTATTGAAAGTTCGTCATATATTATCTTTCCGTTTTTCGTTACTGTTGCTTCGCCAAATCCAACTGCTATTACCATATTATCAGGTGCAACAGAATGCTGATATCCACAGCATGGGCAACCTCCGATACCTCCCTTTATTGGTTTTTCTATTTTATATTTACTCATTTTAGCTCCTCCAACTTATACCCTGTAATAGCCTCTATTTGCTCTTTGGTATATCCTTGTTTCTCAAACTCCATTATCATACTCAAAATATCATCCATAGCTAGTCCTCCTTTAGTCTTTATTCGCATAAAATCTATCCAAATCTCCGTACTCATTTTGTATTTGAGTAGGATTAAAATATGCGTTAGTAGCAGTTGTAGGCTTGTCTTTGTTGTGTAGCCTACTACGTTCTATACGCCTAGCCTCTACATCTGCCTTTGTCCTAATGTTGTTTGCTTTGAAGTCCTCCAAGATCCTGCATATGTATTTAGGCATACGTACCCCGCTTTTAACTGCCTCCTTTATAGCTTCTATTACAACTTCATCAGATAATTCATAACTATCTATTGCCTCTACAATCATAGGCGTTATTAACCCAATATTGGATTCATATTCGGAAATCCAATTAGCAGCAGAAGATTCTACTTTCTTTTCTTTTACTTTACTTTCCTTTCTTATACTTTCTTTTACTTTGCTATCGTTTGCCATTTTTTTTGATGGCTTTGTTATAGCATTGCTATCTTCTTTAATAGCATTGTTATTATTTTTTATAGTATTGCTATCTTCTGCGGAATTATTGCTCTCATTCCATCTCTTTTCTGCTCCTTTTTTTCCTGCTACAGAACGTCTCATTTTCTTTTCGTCTTTTATTGCCATCCTTCTTTTAAGAGAGTTGCTATAAAAACTCATGCCATCTTCGGATGCCTCAAAAAGTCCATATTCTCCGATACAATCATCTATGTAATCACCAACATCTATTGATGTGTTGGTATTCATTTTTATTGCCCTGTATGTATTTTTGTTTCGAGGTAATGAATAATTTTCTTCGCATCGTAATTGCTCTATAATTGCCCAGAAAAGCCCATAACCCTCTAATCCATAATCTGCTCTCATATTAAGGATTTTTGTATCAGTCAATGCATTTGCATCGTGGCTAAAAAAATAAGTATCTTTCATACTCGACACCCCTTTTTAGATACTACTTCCTTTGAAGAAATCATCATCATTTTTTGCTGTTGCCTTTGCAGATTCTTCTTCTGGAATAACAACTGGGTCTGCTTCTACCTTTGCATCTTCAGATGTAGTAGCAATTGTTGTTGTGCCTTCCTCTTCAGTTTCCGTTTCAACATATACCGGTTTTGCCTCTTCCCCAACAAGTGCAGACATATCCTTCTCGTAGGCCTCCTGCATATCAATACTCATAATTCCCCATTTGGAAATCAATTGCCTTAGCATAGTTTTGTTAGCCATACCATCAAAGTCTTGACTCCAGAACGTATATTGCGTTCCTTTTTTAAGATCGCTCCTATAGCCCGGAGAATACTTCTTTGCATGGGCCTCCATCTTCTTTTTGCTCCAGTAAATAACTTTCCTGAAGCCGTTTTGATATTCAAACATTGCATAATATCCCATAGTAGGTGTATCTTCTCTTGCCTCATCATCTTCAATAAGATTAACCTCTATCTCCTCATTTAAAGGATCATATTTTACTAATTCTCCTTCTTTGATAGGTAACACATTTATTTTTTTATAATAGCCAGACCTCATTGCTAATTGTATATAGCCTTTATATCCCAACTGAAATTGTGCAACTTTTACTCCTAATTTCTCATCCTTAAAAGGTACAATGTAATATTGTCCTAACTGAGGACTTGGAGATAACTTCAAAGTTTGTCCTAAAAAAGCTGCATTAAGAATAGACATTTGCTCGCATTCCTGCAAGGCTGTGTTGTTAGTTACCGCTGATAATATTGCCGTCATGAAACTTTGTCCTTCTTTTCCACCTACTACTTCATTAATCTTGTTTTTTACAGCATCCTGCGTTAGGAAAACGCTAAATGCAGGTTTCTTTTGTTTTACTAAAGAATTGTTTACTGCCATATTAATTCACCCTCCCATATTTAATATTGTTTTTAATTAAAAACTCACTAAGCAATGCAAGTTGCTCATTAGTGGCTAGTACCTTGAATTTAATTTCTATTAAGTTATCAGACTTGATAGTTTTGTTATCAGACTTGATAGTTTTGTTATCAGACTCAGAAGAAAGCTCATTAATTTTCTTTCTTTCTTCCTCTATAAGTTCTTTTTGAGCTAAAGTTCTTTCCAAACTTAGTATTGAAAAGAAAAATATTTTTAATTGCTCTTCTGCAGAATCTCCTGCTATAATTTTTTGCAATTGAGTATATTCGCCCTTAATTCTCTCTATCTCTTGCATAAGTTCTTGAGCAATATTACTTATGTTTTCAGATACGTTGAGCCATTTATTTTTAAATAATTTATCAAAAGGCACTAACTTCTTCAGGTCTCCTATATTCTCTTCATATACAGCTTGTATAACATCTTTTTTTTCTTGTTTGTTTTTTGCTTCAAAATTCTTTATCTGTTCGTCTACTTTTTTAGAAGCTTTCTCAACCATACCCACTAGATCTTTTATTTTTGCTTCAAATTCAAGATATGGTTTCATAAAGTTGTTTTTCATTTCTTTGCGTTCTTCATCCAATGTTGTTGCTAGCTTGTTTAATTTAGCCCTATCTGACTTTGCATTTTTAAGATTTTCTTCTGTATAAACCATCGTTTCGTAATATTTGAGTTCCTGGCTTATCGATTCTTTTAGTTCTTCATAATTGAACTCTATCGGTTTAACCTCTTCAATTTTTTTTATTGCTAATTCCATTAATTTTCGCCTCCTATACACTAGGTAATTTAAGTGGTGGTTCTTTTTTGCTTTGGACATATTCCCAAAATTTAATTTCTTCTCCTAACAAATAATTAATATCATCTTCCACATCTTCTTTTTTGATGTAGTAATGCTTTGTCTGATGATATATCTCGTTGTTAGGTAGCTCGTATCTAAGTTGTGCCTTCAATATTGCAAAAGTCCTACCTGTTACCAACATATAATGTAATATTTGTATGTAGTAATTTTGCGGTATTCTGTTATCCCATTTCTCCTTATGTTGCGATGTTAATATATTGCTTGTCTTTATCTCTAATATTCCAAGTTCGCCAGTCTCTTTATTACGCAGTTTTCCATCAAGACTGGCAAACAAGAAATCATATTTAGGATGTTTTATAATTGAATTTTCTTCATGTTCCACTTCATAAATAGGATAATCTAATGCAAAAATTGCTCTTAAATGTTCCTCTGCAAGAGTTCCATACTTTACAAATGGTTTTTCTGATATATCTTCTGCCTCTACTAACCCTGTTTTTTCCTTCCAAAGCTGTACGTTCGTTTTGTATGGATTCATACCTACTATCGCTGCGGCATCACTACCGCCAATTCCTTTTTTTCTTTCTTCAAGCCATTCTTCTCTTGTTGGCATCTAACTCCCCTCTCTCTCATGTACCTTCTCATTAATTCCTCTTCCTCCAGGAAGTCATACAAATAATCTAAATTATCTGAATTAGGCATTTTTACTCTCCCTCCTAATTATTTTGTTTACGTCTCTCTTTATTTTCTCCAGCAAACCTTTTTGTGATGAAAGAGTGTAGTACTTTATTAAATTCTTTCTATTTTTGTTAGTAGCATCATCTTCAATCATTTCCGAAACTGGAGGCAATGTCCTTAATCCGTCATTGCATTGCTGGAGATGCTCTCCTAATATCACTATTATCTCAGTACAAATACTGCATTGTGCATTTTTTCCCATAATGAAAACTCCCCTCTTGACCTCTTTTCGAATATGTGGTATACTCAGAAAGAAGTGAATTTAATTAATTCATTGATAAGAACTAAACAGTTCCTTGGGCGTTGGCATTGTTTGGTTCTTTTTCTTTTTGTTCTGTATTTGGTCTGTATTTTTCTATGATTTTGTGTTTAATTTCGAAGTATTCACTCAAGTTGATATAGTTTTTATTATAGAAGTGGTCTAATCTATCTAAATCTTTAAACATTTCTTCAACAGGATCCATATTTTCATCACTCCCCTTCTTTTATGTACTCACACCATTCAGCCCAAGTGTGGCCTTGTTCTATGTATTCGTGATACTCCCATGTGGTGGGCTTCCTCCATGGGGTTTTAATAATTACTATTAAAGCGATTATTCCTACTACAAAGATTAAAAAATCTGTAAATCTTTCAGCATTAAGCTTGTACCTTTTATTTTTCATTAAAACTCTCCCCCTTCGTTTAGTACCTTTATAAGGTTGTCCTTTGTAATAAAACTTCTTCTAGTACCTATATGGACTATAGGTAGATCTTTACGTCTCATAAATTCTTGTGACTTCGCTCTTCCGAATATACCTCCATTCCATAAGTCTTTAGCAGTTACAATATCAGGTAAATTTTCTAACATTTCATCACCCCCTAACCTATATTTATAAAACATAATTCAAAAACTTATTGACATTATGTTAACTATGTGCTATATTATTACTCAGATTTGGTTTTCATTTTGTGTACTTTTTGAATAAAATTTTTTATTTCTTCCAAAGATAAATCTAATATTTTAGATAATTCTATACCTTGCGATAATGAAATTCCTCTAATACCATTTTCTATGTTGCAGTAATTACTTGTTGACATTTTTAATTGATTGGCTATTTGTGATTGAGTCATTTTTTTCTTTTTTCTTGCTTTTTTTAAGACATCTAACATTTTTGGTCACTCCTCTCTTTGTTTGCAATTTGAAAACTTACAATACGATTATAGTTTTCATTTTGAAAAATGTCAATAACTTTTTAAAAAATATTTTTCGTTTTGAAAACTTTGTTGAGATTTTTCAATTTGAAAACTATAATTGATATGAAATGAGGTGTAATAATGACTTTTGGTGAAAGATTAAAAGCACTACGTTTAGAGAAACACTTAACTCAAACTGAATTAGGTGCATATTTTCATCTTGGAAAAACTGCCATTTCTTTATATGAAACAGACAATAGGTTTCCTGATAAAGATACTTTAAAAAAAATGGCAGCATTTTTTGATGTGTCAAGTGATTATTTACTTGGTCTTACTGATATACGTATTTCTCATCAAACTGGTGTAAAAGAAGTAACGGATGACATGATTGAACGTGATTTTCACGTAGGCCTATCTCGCACAGAAGAAGGCTCTTTATCTGATGAAGAGAAGCTACAAATAAGAGACTTCGCTAAATACATTATTAGTAAAAGAAAAGGTGAAAAATAATATGGAAAAAAACATGAAAAAATTTTTAGATACTTTTGAATATACAATTGATACTTTAGAAAATTCTTTTAATGATGCTTTGCCCTCTTGTAAGATATTGCTTCTTAATTCAGTACAACCTATTGTAGATAATTCCATAGAACAAAGTAGAAATTGGGACGAAAATTTTAATTATACTTCTATGGTATATAAAACTCTTTATAACTTATGTTTTGACTTGCTTTCAACTGGAAGATTTCATATATACAAAGGAATACTAAACCCACTAAATGAAAGTCAACATCTTCTTAAAATGCTTTATTCTTGTCTCGATTACTATGTTGACAATAATTATATAGATAAATCTACCAAAAATGAACAATTAAAGATATTAGAAGAAAATATTGCAAATGTGGGATAAAATGTTTAAATAATGAAAAGATCTTTATCTGAAGATGAAAAGCAACAAATAAGAGACTTTGCAAAATATGTTATTAGCAAAAGAGGTGGCAAATAAATGCTAGGTGAAACTATTGCTTTAATAGTATTAACACTTTTTATATCCTTTTTATGTGTATCAGTATTAGACATATACATTAAAAATTTTGTTAATAACATAAAATCTGAAATTTGGTTACACCATAAAAAATTAAACGAAAGTGATACTTTACTTGAAGTAGAAAAAACTATGTATAAAAATGAGGAAAAACTTTGCGAAAAGATTTTTTTAATTATATGGATGTTTTTGTTTCTTTGCACTTTTTTTATTATATGTTTATATAGACATATATTTTGATTCTAAGGAGGGTAAAATGGAGACATTACAGTTGTATTCTATGGCGGAAAAAGAGAATATTGACGTTGTTGACTATGCTTTTGTCAAAACAATCAATGGTGTATACATAGACGATCTAAAATGTATTGGACTAGATTGTTCTCTTAACGATACTGAACGTAAGTGTACTATTGCAGAAGAGCTAGGACACTATTATTGTAATGCTACCTATCCTCTCTCATGCACGGATTCTACTTTAATAAACAAAGCTGAATATCGTGCTAAAAAATGGGCTGTAAAAGCACTTGTCTCCCCTTCTGATATGCAGAAGATTAAAGAGCAAGGCTTAAAATACAAATGGGAAATAGCAGAATTTCTAAATATAACCGAAGATGTAGCAGAAAGGATTGGTATATGTGGCTAAACGTGGCAACGGAGAAGGATCTATTTATTATTTAGAACATAAGAAACTCT